AACATTGTTCTCCCAGAATTTATCAGGATTATCTACACTATCTCTGAGTGCGGCATAGGCTGCAAGATGAATTATAAGATCGTAATCTGCACACCCAACGTCTACAAAATTTTCTATATCATCTGGTCTGTCTAGTCCATCAACATCAAAGATGTCACTCAGAAAATCAAAGACATGGCTGCCAATAAAACCTTTGTGTCCTGTAACTAATACTTTCATTCTTTTTGAGATTGCAAACTCTCCATGTATTGTCTATCATTTATCCCTGCTGTATTCACTTGAGATAAACCTAAAGATCCTTGATACCAACCAGTAGCAATATACTTATCACTCATAGGAGGATTGCCTCTGTGTAAGTGAGTGTAACTTCCTGGCCATATAACAACAGTTCCTTTCTGTGGTTTAAGTTTTACTTGTTGATATAAAAATTCTGTCTCTCCACCCTCTTCAACATCATTCAAATATACCATCCAGGCCATAGTTCTGTTATGAAGATTCCAATTTATATTTTCACCATGAAACATATGATAACCTTGAGTTGGTTCTGTTTTTTGCAACAGAACAATGGCACTTATATAATTAAAATTAGTTAGATATGAAAATTCATTTATGTAATAGTATAAACATCCATTAACATATTCCATCAATCCTTTTGCTTCACCTGGCGAAAAAGCATCTAAACATATTTGTTTATCTTTAACGTGTGTATAATTTCTATCACTAACTTGAGAAGTTTGATCAACATATTGACATAAAAAATCACAAAAATTTGGATCTACAGCATCAGGAAACACTCCTATAAAATCTTTTATTTCAAAATTAGGCACATCCATTTAGTCACCAGTATTGTAAGGGGCATGAAGAGGCAGTAAACCTAACTTTGTTTACTAGAAAACAACCACACTCTCTACATAAGTGTCTGTCTTCATCAAATCTATTGCACTCTCTACATATATCTATTCTAGCTTTTTTTACCTCTGGTGGCACCAGTATATTACCATTGGAAACAAATCCTTTTAGAATATCATAAGCAGTCTTAGAGAAGAACTTTGCCTTCTCTAAGTTTGATGGTTCATCTTTGCGATGCGACATGATCTTTAACGTAACATGGAACTCCAGCAGGGTCTAACCATTTTGTGTATTCAAAATCTTGAATAGCTGTTTTCATTTGCATCCAATTATCACAAAGGTACATATCTTTGTAACCATTGTAATTATTCCATTTTTGAATACGATAATCTGGTTGACCATTATCAAGTAAATCAGGCATCTTCACATACCTGTAGGGGTCGTTTTGGCGAATCACTTCAATCATAATAAAATAGCATATACTTTATTATACACAATTTATTATTGTAAGTCAAGCACCATCATCATGATTCCACATGTACTCTATATCTCGAGCCTGTCCCGAATCAATAACTGGTTTTAAAATATCCTTATGTGGAACAAGTGCTATCTGTCCATCAGGAGTATCTAACATAAAAGACTCTCCTGATATTGCTTGGTCAATTATCTCATCAAAATTATCCTCAAGATATTTTAGACTTATGATTTTCACCCTTCGTTGCCTGGAATAGGTCTGTTATTAGGATCACTACCAAGATCTACAACTGGAACATAGTCTTCTCCAAAAGCAGCCTCATTTATATCTGATATGTGTCCTGTTTGTTGTCTAGCTTTAAGCATTTCTAACACCTGTGCGGCTGATGTCAATTCAAAAGGATCTTCATCTAAGTTATCTCTTGTGCTCTTATCGTCAGGAGTCTCTTCCTCAACATAGCACATCTGACAGTTGTTCTCTAAGAGTAAGGCATAACGCCAAGATCTTTTTCCATATCCTTTGTTATACATTTCAACAACAGTTTGATTTGGTGTCATGCCACCCTGTAAAGATAATCTAAGTGATAAGGCTCCACTTCCATCTGGTAAATACTTACAATTTTTTATTTTCATTTTCTTCCACCACGCATCCATAACATATGCATCATTCAAAGATACAAAATAAATTTCATCAATATGTGAAGGATCGTTTGGATCTCCTACTAGTGAGGTGTCTTTAAATTTTAAGTAATTCTTCTCAAAATCTTTTACCATTTTTTCATCTGTAGGTAAAAAAGCCCCATTGATTCCTACTAAAAGAACATCCTTCCCAGCAAATAAATCATGAGTTGCTTTTCTGACAAGTTGTTTCTTCTCCAAAAAGAAAAGTTCAGCATTGGGTACTAAGTTCATTTCTTCAACTAAATTATTCGTATATTATATATGTCTCTAAATTATATCTTGATTTTTTTCTATTGGCAATACTACTTCAAATTCTTTTAAGATGATTGCTTCTGGTTCTTGATCTCTTATATTACAATACTCTAACCACCTTAATGATGTCTTGTCTGGTTCTGTTAATCCTTTGCCATACAATATAGTATTCACTCTATCATTTAACGTACAAAATGTATTAACAATACGTTCGGAATTTACGCCAATCACATTTTGCACCTCCTCTCTGGACACATTGATCTTATACATCTGAAACTCTGTGCCATATATTGAATGAAATAATCCTGCCTTTACCTCATCCATAGGTCTTCCAAAAGCATACAATAAACCAGATACTCTTATGGAATGTGAAAGAAGATTATCATCTCTATGTGGAATTTTATCAGCACCAAGTCCGATCATGTAGTTTACATAATCTTGCATCAACCTGACATATTAATTGTTAAAGATAGTCTAGGTTCCTCACAAGAACATACACAATGTTCAGTGCCTGCTGGTAAAATTAAAACTCCCTCTGGATTGACCTCTTGAATTTGGCCATTGATATTCCATATAGAAGTTCCGTATATTGGTTTAACTATTACATGGTAGTCATGATGATGTGGATCGAAACTAGGTCTTTTATCTTTTGTACCAGCCGTAAAATACAAATTGGCATTAGTTTCAGATCCTTTATACTCAAATAATTTTTTATCAAGAGCTCTAAGTTCCTTGGTAAGATCCATAACATTATTAAGTAAGGTTGTGAATCCTAAATCATATAATCTCTTCCATCTATCATAGATTAGAAATTTTCTAGAATCAAAAAATCCATCAGAAGTGTTGCCCATCTGATTGATAACTTCTATTGCTAATTCTGGCCATCTATATTTTATTTGAAGAAGATCTAACATGCCTTCCTCAGTTAAAGTTATTTCATGTTCACCAATAAATTTTGCAGCATTCTCAAGATACATTAAAATAATCCTTTCTATAATAACGACCTAAAACATTACTATTGTAGTAAGCAGGTTCTCCATTGTCAAGAGCCTCAGTTAAAACGTTGTTAATAAACAGTTGTCTAGTCTCTTCATAGTTGGTTTTCCCCAAAGTAGTATGGAGTGACAAGATCTCTCTGGAAAAATTTGCCTTTCCAAATTCGGATACGTCGGTTTTGAGTTCTGGGGACGATCCATAATACTTCTTCCAGTCCGACTCGCTAGTAACCTTTCTCTTTCCTCCCCTAGGCTTACGTTTCTGTACAAAGTACTTTCTGCCGATGTACTTTTTACCTGTTGTCTTATTTGTAATGCAGTAGACGAAACCGAAGAAATCATTAATATCGTCAGAAGTGAAAGGTTTACCCTCATATAGCCAGGGGTTTTCGTAATCTCCTCCTTCAACCATTCCATAATTCTCATATCTTTACACTATGTATAACAGGTTTCTCGTTCCTCAAAACGTTGTATAGTTCTCTATTTTCAGAGGCAGATACAGGATAGAACTCAGCACTAGGATCAAATCCATCATACCTTTTTGCTTGATTGATTACAATAGAACCATCCTCTCCTGATTGTGACCTGTGAAATGTGCCACGAGGTATCAGTAGAGCACCACTCTGTCTGGTAAGATTAACAACGTGGTATGGATACTTCCATTGTAAATTTACTAACTCAAATGTCCTTGACCCCGATACTACTCTATTATAATCGTCTTGGAAACTATGAATATAAAATGACTTTGCACCTACACAATCATCTGGTGGTGAGATGGCAGGGCCATCATGGATTACTAGGTCTGCTGCATTAGATTCCTCAACAGATATATCATAGAATACAACAGAATCTGTCTCTCTAAAAATTCTATGTTTTATAAACTGGACTTCATTCATTTTAATTTATTCCAAGTATCTTTCCAATCTTTAACCTCTACAACTTCTCCTAATTTATTGTTCAATATTGCATCTGCTAGTGGTCTATCGTTACCATATTCATCTAATCTATCTCCAAAAAATATTACATCGCCATCCATGAAGTCTCTGATAATTTGACTCTTATCACATCCCTTCTTAGATATATCTACTCCTGTTTGTCCTCCAACATGGGCATACATTTCTGGAAACTTTTTATTGAATCTATCTGCTATTGCTCTTCTTTCATTTTTTATATCATCCCAATCACAATAAACTAATCGTTCTACCTGATTTGCCCCTCTACCAACAATACTAAAATTTACACAACCTGGCCTTTCCTCTATGTGAGTTCCTGTTCTGACAGGAAAAGTACTTTCAAGTAATTCCTCATTTAGATGTTCTCTTGCATCTAGTGGCAGTGTCCAAGGATTAGTATAGATGGAAATATCTCCTTCATACACATCATTCCCAGCACAATTATACACTCTCTTGCAGTTGCAATAGAGATGATGTGTAATTTGTTCTATAGTTTTATCTCTATCACTGCCAGTGACAAGATAAACTTCGTTTATTAGAGCAAAACTATTAAAAAATATTAAAAAGTTCGGGTCTATCTTTTGTCTACTGGGAGTTAGAGTCCCATCAACATCAAAAATATATTTCATAATATGATTATAAGATTAATTACTTATTTTGTCAACCCGCTCCATTTCCTCCACCATTTCCACCGTTGCCGTTACCACCATGGCCGTTCCCATTGCCACCATTACCGTTCCCATTACCATTAGAACCGCCTTTTTTACCATTAGATTCATCATTTGCATCTTGATTTTCTGGTTTTAGATACCCACCATAACCTATTTTATATCCTTTGGGAATAGGTTTACACTTTTTGTCATCATTACAATAATATTCTCCCTCACCACACTTCTTTTTTTCCTCATCTACAGGTAGAAAATTTACATACTTATTATGTTCTTTCTGCTTCATGATTTTGGCAGCAATGGCACCAGCATCTCTCTCTTTCTTCTGTCCTTTTTCTAAAACTTTTGTTTTTCTTCTGAGAGATTTAATCATCTTAGCAACTTTACCTTCACTGATTACTTCACCATGCTCAGGTTCAAAAGAACAGTTCCACTTTCTAAGTGACTTATTGATTCTTGAATCTGGATCTCTAGCTGTCTTTGCTGATGTGAGTCTTTTCTTCATGCCTTTCATTCTAGCACAGAATGACTTTCTTCTCTTCGCTGCCTTAGATCCTTTCTTTAACTTAGATGGTTTTGTTGTAACAGCAGTCTTAAGTTTTGAGCCTGGGTTCGCAGCACGATATGATGCAACACCTTTTGCATTGAGTCCACCTGACTCACTCTTGCCCTCCTTTCTTTGCCATGCTGGAGATCCCTCATCTATTTGTACCTCTTCTTTCATCTTGGATGCAACCTTCATGTCTTCTAATCTCTTGAGAGCGGCATTTAGTTTTGCCTTTTTCTTCATGTTAGATGGTTTTGAAGAATAAGCTTCGGAGGTTGTTGTAGTATGTTGTTCATCAGGAGTGTTTGATGAAAGATTCTTTGCTTTTTGTTTCTTAGAGATCTTTGGCCCACCGATAGGATCACCATACTCATCTCTTTTCATTTTTTCTAAGATATAGGAAGCAGCAAGGATCTCACGAGGAGGCCTTTTTTGTACTTTCTCTGGGGGTTTTTTAGGTTCTGGTTTCATACCCTTTGGAGTACCCACCTCAGTCCTATTTTTATTTGGAT